GTCGACAGAGTGGTCGCGCTCGTGGTCGTGAAGTACGAGTTCTGCGTGGTCGTACCAGAACCAGCCACGGACGGCTGGTTCTGAGTCGTGCCGACAACGCCACCATACAGCGAGTCATCAGCAGGGTTAATAATAGTAGCTCCAGAAACGGTCAACGGAGTGGTGTACTTCGGCTTGAGCGCGAAGATCAGACCGGTAGGTCCGCTCATCGGCTGCACGCCAGCGATGTCATAGGCGATCAGGTTCGGCATCGCGCGACGCACGAGGCTGATCAGGATCGGATCAAAGTTCTGAATCGCACCCGTGCTTATGTCGGCTTCGGTGAGCATGCGACGCTCTTCTTTGATGGCTTTTTCTTGGTTTTCGAGCAATGCGGCCGTGACCTGACGGCGGTAGTTGTCCTTAAATGCAGGAGCTTCCGCGTGGTCCAGAACCGGTGCCCACTTAGCAACAGACTGTTCGGTATTGAACATAGTTTTTTCTAATTGAGTTGTTATGGTTTGGGTTTTCTCTCTTACTTACGATTCGGGTTACCGTTCTCAACGCGAGAGATTGCGCCGAGATAACGTTTCATGTCAGCCGACACATGAGCCAAAGGATCATCTTGACCCTCTACAATGACCTGCGTCGTACCCGAACTGACAGCTTTCTGCAGCTTCACGGCCGATTCCACAAGAGGAGCCGGCTTATTAGACTGAGGAGCCTTTCCGCTAAAATACGATTCCTTGATCGTGGCGACCTTCTTTGTGAAGGACTCCACGGATTCAAACACCGTATCCTTTGTGAGTTCAGTCAGCTTCGAAGCCTGTGTGACCGCCAAGCCTTTAGCCGCCTGAGCGACAATGGCTTTACGGAGCAGACCTTCGTTTTGCTTCTTGGAACTCTCGACGATCAGACCAGCCTGCTTCACCTGTTCCTGCAGTTCCGCGACGCGGGAGTTCAAGGACTCCACCAAGTCTTTATCAGCCTTGGGGACTTCGATGTAGCTCTCCGCAAACACGTTCTTTAGGGACGTAATGAATCCTTCAGCGATCTCCGTGCGAAGGGTCGAGTCAACAGCGACTTGATTTTCCTTCATCCAGGATTCAACCACGTACGTGAGGTACGAGTCGACCTGTTCGGTTACCGTGCTCAGGATCTCTTCAGCCTTCTGACCAAGCTTACGCTGATAGCCTTCATGGAGTTCTTTACGAGCCGTACGCACTTTGCTTTTCACGGCCGCTTCGAAGATCGTCTTCGCTTTGGACTTGAAGCCTTCCGTCAGGTTAGCCTCGCCGTTCATCAGCGCGTTCACGTCTTCTTCCATGTCAACTTCAGTTTCGTCTTCTTCTTTTTCGCCTTCTTCATCGGCTTCGGATTCATCGGAGTCTTCTTCATCCTCTGAGGCGTTGCATTTGCATTCGCCATCACAAGAACATTTACACTCGTCATCTTCCTTGCCAGCCTCTTCTTTACCCGACTCTTTTTCACCGGCTTCGTAACCGGCTTCGTAACCGGCTTCGTACTCTGCAGTCTCGCCAGCTTCGTGTTCGGGTCCTTCTTCGGCTTCGTGTTCGGACGATTCACCGTCTTCTTTAGCAGCTTCGGGTTCCTCTTCCGTGATCGGACCAGGAGCATGCGCAACAGGAGCTACCGCACGCGGTGTGACCGCGACGGCCTTCTCGATGTCAGACATGCACTGTTCTGATTCAGTAATCAGACCTTGCTTTTTTTGCTTTTTAGGCATTTTGCTTGATTTGGTTGGAGAGGAAATCCCCGTGGACCTCTGTCTCATTATTTTCAATCTCGACTCAAACAACAGGTTTGAGATGAGTACCCATACCCAATAACTCCCTGACCGAAGTCAGGAGAGAGTGTTATAAGCCATTGGCGATCTCGGTCATGAATTTCATGAATTCACGCTCCTGAGCTTCAGCCAACTGACTCTTAGAAGTGCGAGAGATCGTCTTCTTAATCTTCTCGATCTTGCGAGCGACGATCTCATTGCCTTCTTTAAAAAATTCTACACCTTCCATGATTCCTTCGACAAAGGCCGAAGGAGCCGACGGATCCTGTACGATGTCAACCGTGGCCAGACTGAAGTCTTCCTTCACGTACGTCTTACCGTTACGAGACTCAACGGATCCCATACCACGAGAACTCACACCAAGTTTAACACCACCATCGAGCAGACCCTTAACGATCTGACCCATCGGCGTATTCAGAATCAAAGCCTTACCACAAACGTCGTCGCCATTCCACTTGAGCTCCGTAATGCGATGACTAACCTTATCTAGATTGATCTGCGGACCTTCAGGATGATTCAGCTCGCCAACCGCACGGCCAGTCGAGACCTGCTCGGCAATGAAACGACTCACGGCATCTTTCAGAACGGCACGAGGATAGATTCGATTATTACGATTCTGCTTCTCGGCCTGCATAAACACGCCTTCAAGAAAGTACTTCTTCTCTTTCTCAGGACCAACAGACTCGATGAGTGTATGAACGCCGTTCTCGTTATATTCCGTGATGAGTAAAGCCATAATTTTTACTTAGATTCGACCGTAGGTTTATTGAATACCTGATCAACCAAAGACAGCTTACGAACCTCGAGGGCCGCGACGGCCTTCTCGGCCAGACCGCGTTGAAAAGCCTGCTCGGCCTGTTCTTTATTACCTGCAACGACCGCATGGACGAATGTTTCGGCGTGATTACTCATGTCAGATCCTTATTTATACGTGTTATGTTTTTCAAACCGCTGGAGCCCCGGGTAGAGGAGCTGGAGGAGCTTCAGGTGCTCCGGCTAATTCAGCAGGGGCCTCAGCTTCAGGAGCTCCGGCTAATTCAGGAGAGGCTTCTCCACCCATATCAGGAGGAGGCATTCCGCTGCCCATATCAGGAGCGCCACCCATAGCTCCCATATCCTGACCACCACCCTGAGCGACATTCTCACCAGCATCTACTGAGATATCTCCACGAGCCTTTTCCCGGGCGATCTCAATATCCATAGTTTCGATGTCATCATCCGATTGATGAAGAATGTTACGACGTACCCACTTCTCGGAGTAGTAACGACCAATGAACTCGCCAACCTTGCCAATCATCTCCATGCGCGCGGATAAGATCTCGAAATCTTTAAGTTCTGAGAAATAGTTATCACGCTTAAAGTCAATAGTGATCTTCTCTTTGATCTTGAACCAATCGTCTTCGACAATGATACCCTTCAGTAAGAGCTGCGTCTTTAGCAGATTGATGAAGAGATATGAGAACTTGCGACGCTGACGATCAATGAATCGTTGAAACGATACTTCTTCTCGATTGATCTCCGTAGATTTGCCAGCCGTCCAAAGTGCCGTATTAGCCTCAAAGCGAGAGAGCGGCACATTCAAAGAACGATACAAATTCTTCTTGAAAAACAAGATGTCATCGATCTGACCGAGATTCTCGCCGCCAGGAAGGGTCGTGATCTCCGTACCTTTACCACCTTCACGACGAGGAAGCCAGAAGTCCTCGAGCATCGACATATGCCTACGATCATCACGTACGGCACCAGAGGAAGCATCATAGACCATCTTATTGCGATACTTCGACATGATCTCCTGCATGTACTGCTCGGCCTTTGCCTTTGGCAGATTGCCCACATCGATGTAGAATATGCGACGCTCAGGCGCACGAGACATGCGATAGATGACCAGCGAGTCTTCCATCATGCGAAGTTGATTCACAGGCTTCAGAGCTTTGTGAATGTTCGAGATGATGCGCTTATGCGTAGAATCAAGAAGGCCAGAAGGAACGTAGCACACGGCCGACGGATCGATCTTGAGGCCCGTAACAGAGTCACCGGTGTTTACCGATTGAACCAATTGACCGGCAATTTGATTCTCATTGTAGATGAAGTACTCAGCTTTAGTCGTAATTAACTTAACACCAGTCTCAGGATCGATCTTAGTATCGATCTCACGAATCTTACGCATCTTGATCGGATCAATGAAGCGAAGCTCAAGAATGCCATTACTCGGATTCTGTTGATCTACGATGACGTGATAGTACAAACGACCATCAACATACCAACGACGAAAGATATCGGCGCACGCACGATTAAAATCCAATAGACGAATTACTTCGTCAAATTCTTTTTGAATAGCATCCTTGACTTCATCGGGATACTCGAGATCATTCATGGCCAGAGAGATCGGAGAACCATCTTCTCCAGAAGCGATAGCCTCATCGACGATATAGTTAACGGCCGTATCACACTCAGATTGCTCTGAGGCATTACGATACTTGAGAATCAAATCCTGATCAGAGGCAACCGTAGTTCCATCAATATCAATGTACTGACCAAAGTAACCACCAGCCGAGATGACCGTTGAACCATCCTCGGCTTCTTTAGGAACAAAGGACTTGACCTCTACGGGCTTCGGAGTAGAAGCTACTGGAACGATGGGAAGAAGACCTGCATAAGGTGACGGCTCATCGGCTTTCTTGATCTGCTTCGAAATCTCAAATCCAAATAATTTCATGTGTATCTATATTTATACATGGTCAAAAAAGAGGGGCGGCCTTTTGAGCCGCCCCTCGTGAATAACTTACAAATTAGAGTATGCCACCAGTAGCACGAGAGATCGTGCCAGAAACAGCACCCGCCGCCGCATTGACCAGACCACTCTGAAGACCAGAGATGATGCCACCGATACCGCCACCGCCATCTTTACCAGTGAAGACCGTCGAGTTCGACAACCAATACTGATAGTTGAACACCACATCAAACTCTTCGATAGTATCATTCGCATCGTAGCCAAGCTCAATAGCTCCAATCGATTGAGGAAATGCATCAACGAAAGTATAACACTTAACGTCGTTGCCCGCCTTATCGAGCTGATACACACGAAGCTGAGACATGAAGGTGCTGTAAGCCACATTGCCAGAATTCGAGGGCGCCGGATTCATGATGTCGATCCAGTTCTCAAACGCATTACGCAGATCGAACGTCGTGTCATTGATGACCTTGACGGTCCATGTATCAAACGTACGATCGCCGGGGATTTTGAATTTACGACCACGATACGGAACCTCGATCGTGCCTTGTTGAGCCGCCGGAATCTGAGCCGCTTTAATCAAGAACGATGCCGTTTCCTGATTGCCACCAGTACCCCCGGGGAATGGGACTTCGCAACGGAACAGATTCGGACGTGCACCGCCACCAACCAGCTTAGCCTTGAAATCGTTTACACTATTAGCCATATGTTTTTCCTTATGTTGTTATTTATACAGGTTTCGAGGATTAAGCTCCAGCAACTTCGGAGAAACTCACGCCGGTACGAGTAGCGATGAAGTTCAACGTGATGAAGTTGATTGAGCGAGCCGGTTTGATGTAGATGTCGGCAACGAATTGATTCGCGTCGACGACGTCAGGAGTGTTATTCGTTCCATCGCATACGACCAAGAAGTCCGTGATGCCACGACGACCAGCGATGTCGCGCAGGAAAGGCTCCGTCATGTTACGGAACATAGACTGCGTGAAACGATCATTCAGTTCGAACAGCTGATACTTAGCCGCCGTCGCAATCGCCTTTTCGAGGATGATGAAGAGACGACGAACATTGATGCGATCAAAGGCACTCGGTTTGCTCTGAGCCGTCTTATCACCGAAGAGCAGAATGCCCTGACCTGGAAACGAGACGATCGGATTGACTGAAGCTTGATACAATCCATCACGATCCGTTTGATTAGGATTATAACCTAACTTAGTGACGTTCTGCAGATTGCCACGATTGTAGCCTGCCGGAGAGAACCAAGCGTCAGCCACGTTATCCGTATTGGCACAAAGACCAGCCATGTGACCGCAAGCAGGAATCCAGACGTAGGAGTCTTGATACTTGTTGTACACATACAGCGGACCCGAGTCAAACACGGAATAAGAATCACGCGTAGCTGATTGATCATTAAACTTCGTCAGCACGGCCGAGTATTTAGATGTAGTAGTAGTTAAAGCCCAAATTTGTACCGGAGCCGAGACAAATCCAACCGTATCTTTACGAGTATTGGCAATCGATTGCACCTTCTGTTCGGCCGTCGACAGAGAAGCGTAACCAGAACCAGCATTATTTGTAGCACAATCGGGATCACAGGCAAACAACAAATTGATGTCAATCGTCGCCGCATCTCCGAATACCGTGTTTAGGGTCGAGGAAACCTCACCGGTCGTCGGCAATACATCTGTACCAACAGAATTAGCAGGCCCATAACCCATATCAAACACCAGAGCAGGATTAGCCGTACCTCCCGTGATAGCCGTTCCAGAGGTCAGACCACCAATAGTGTTGTAGCCCCAAGCCGTCAGAGGAGTCTGAAGACCTAGCGTGTAGATCCAGCTAGAATTACGATTGACATAGTCAAAGTAGTAATTAGCCGTGCCATCAATGCGCTTCGAGTTCGAGTAGAGCGAGAGGCCCTGCCAACGTTCGAGCACCGTATAAGGAGTACCAGTGACAGTACCAAGATTATCATCTTGAACGAGGATGTGAATTTCATCGGCCGTTGTCGGCTTATAATCAAATCCAGCACCAAGAGTAATCGTCGAGGTGGAGTTTACGGCATATGACGATCCAGGAACACCTGCGCCAGTAGCATCTGTAGCAATCGTTCCTGTCGTCGAAGAATTAACAACCGTGACGTAGAGCGCGTTACCCAGTTTGCCAGGAAAACGAGCCACGAACGGAGTAACAACTGATGTAGCAGTAGGATAGGCGGCATTAAACAGATCAGGATTTTTGATCTGAATTGGCGCCGTCGACGTAGTCGTACCAACACCGCCCCAAATCACAGTAGCTAAATTAGTTGCTGTAAAACTAATAGTAGTAGCAATAGAAGCCGTTGACGCAGGAGTAAAGGTGATAGTCGCTAAGCTAGTCGTCGAAAACGAGATCGATGTAATCGTAGTAGTCGAAGTTGACAGACCAGTCGCCGACAGAATCGATCCAACCTGTAGCTGCTGCTGAATGATCGTAGAAGCTGAAGCCGTAACAATCGTACTTCCAGAAGCTACGGTAGATGAAGCCGTAAAGGTTGTAGAAGTCGTAGTCGCCGGATAGGTTGAATAGGCATTATAGGTCGTCGCTCCAACCGAGCGAGCTACCTTGAGAGTGTTGCCGTAATTGAGAAAACTCGCCGCCGTCAGAAACGAGACGGCGAAAGACGCGTCAGGTTTTCCAAAGCTAGTGAGTAGAGCGCCTTCATTGGCGACCGTGATTGATGTATCAGCGGGACCCCACTTAAACGCGCCTGCTGTGGCGCCGATAGAAGTGGCGACTGCCGGTACTACGTTCGTTAGGTCTTTTTCATTGACCTGAACGCCGGGAGATAAGAGGAATGCCATATTAGTTTTTACCTTTCAGTGTTGTTATAAGTTGACATGATAAGATCTAGTTTCAATAAGCCTATTTATTGAAATACGATCCTTCACAGCATTTGCCACTTCTTCATATCCTCGGCCATTTGATTGTAAATCTCCATAGATGGAGTAAAATTAGCCTGAGAATTACCTAGGAAACCGGCAGGTACCAGCTCGTCCTCCATCGCTCGAGCCTTCTCGGCAAAGAGCATTCCCTTCAGCTCGCCATCCTTGAGATTCGCAAAAGGAGTGGTCAGAAACCAAGCAAGAAGCACCAGATTCATTACCATGTCATCATGACATCCAGTGGCCGCCTCATATGAATCTCCATGTGCCTCAAAGGTAGATAGCTCGAGAATTGAGTCTGGATCATGTAGTTCAAGTTTACGAGCCTCGACGATGTCTTTCAAAAAGGCACAGCCAATTCTCTTCACACGCTTATTCATCGTGACTCCAATGCCACCTTTCACGGCCGACTCAACAAAGGTATTCTCATATTCGAGATCATAGTACACGCCATTGCATACCACTTGTCCGACATCATTGCTCTCGATTACGACCAGAGCCTCATTATATCTCTTAGCCACGGCGACGATCAGATCTGGAAAGAGCAGAGGAGACATCATGTTATCTCGCCAAGTTGCCACCTGCTCGAAAGGACGAGCCGTTGTATCCGTGACCGTCAGAGTCGAGTAGTCTTGACCACGGCCCTTCGATACGTCTACCGTGATGACGTATTGATGCCCCTCAACTGGAGGGCGATAGATCTTTACGGAACGAATGATCTCGGCCGGAGACTCCGCTTTTAAAGCAAGGAGAAACTCCGGAGAGATTAGAGTATCCATCGATCCAATCGCCGCGTTACCAAACTCCTGATCGAACTGAAGCTGAGACGTGTTGGCAATTGTCTGTGTCTTCCACTTCTCATCACGGCCGGGTACATCCCAC